TATTATTCAATTAATAACATAAGTTTCAGTCCGTGACAGAAGCAATCCTACAGAATTTTGACGATAGATCCGTTCCAAAGAAGAGAAATCCTGGTAGATCGCCAGATATGGTTATAGAACAGAGGAGACAAAGGTTATACAAAAGACAGTTGGAAGGTTTGCCAGCAAGACACTTAGTTTTAGAACATTCTTCCAGGGAAGGAGTTTGCGTTAAGACCGCATGGAACGATTGGAAAGAGGTAACAAAGTGGAATGAAGAAGATTGGCAAAAGGATAGAGATAATATGATCGCTAGGATTCAAGCCATGAGAGTCAGACTTTTTGATAAGGCTTGCAAAAAAGGTCAGTTCCAGACTGCTGCCCAGATATTAGACTCACTGGGTAAAGTAGTAGGGGAGAGTGTAGAGACTGTAAACATAAATGCTCCAGAACTAGCTATACGAATAGAAAATCAAAAAGATAGTTGACACTATTGTAGTATTGTACTATAATAAATAGTGTAGAAGGAAATAATTTTTAGATTTATCAGTAGGTTCAGGGCTCTGTCACATATTTGTCACAGTTTTGCTACACCACCCCCACCCATTGCCAGCCCCTGGAAGTTGGGGAACAGGTGGGAGATCAGGAACAGGAACACCCCAACAACATAATTTTTTTTTGTCTATAATTTTTCTTACATCACATTGTCATTTTTTGCCCTGGAGAATTTACACAATAGCAACCGCACCAATAGAAAATTAAAATTAGTAATTTACAAGACAACAAGAAAGAAAAGAAAAAACCCAAACAACAAAAACCACATAGCAATAATT